CAACTCCCTGTCCAATTCTTCCCGTTGTTTGAGAGCCTTGTCCCTTGCGACCTCAAGACCCAAAAGATGGTGGAGGTCGTCCTCCTTCTCCGTCCGGAGGTCTCCCATCAAGGCCTCGATTTCCAGTATCCGCTCGTTGTGCTCCTTCAACTCCGTCAGCCAGGCCTCAAGCCTCAGAATCTGATCGGTCGTGAATTCTGACTTGGGCAAGACCTCATCGACGGGCACGGCGAATTCTACATCATAGTCGGCCTCATCGTCCACGACCGCGTCAGAACCCTCGTAATTTTCCGATGTCTGCCAGTCCGGACTCATTTTTGCCATTAATTCCGGTTGCAAAAACTCACGAAGAGCCAAAATCCTCTTTTCGCCCTTCGGGGTGAGACGGTACCCCTGCAAGGTGTCCTTGGAGGTCGACCTGCCCCCGTGGAAAACCCTTTTTACGAAGCCCTCGTTGCATAGTCCCATCATGAGGGCTCTCATGCCGCTCTCGATCACCTTGTAGACGGTGCTGACCTCGATGAACCCCCCGATATTCAGGTTTTTTACGATCGAGTCCGAGATGACAATTCTCTTTGCGTATCCTCCCTCCGAAACAAAGCTGATCGCGATCAGGGCGCGGTCAAGCACGAACTGGTAGGAGAGCAGTATGGACTTTCCGTCCTCGTCATCCTCATCCGGCACGATATCCAGCGTTGAAATCTTCCCGCTAGGACGCACATCATTTGCCGCCTCTAACGCTCCAACTTCCTTCGTCATTACATTTCCTTCGCCCTCGAGCCTCCTTGCCAACTCGGCCTCTTCAACTTGCTTCGGGGTCAATTTGCCCTCGGACTCGAGTTTCACGAGCCGAGCATTGGCGAGCGACGCCACCTGCTCCCCGTAGACAGCCATTTCTAGCAACTTGCCAGTAGTAGCTTCTTCGACTGGTTTCTTGGCTTCTTTGAGTGCATTGGCACGGGAATTCACCACAAGATTTTCAAGTTCATGAGCCGCATCTTCATTCCACTCCTCAGAATTTACCTTGTCTGATGCATTCCTTTCCTTGCTGGGCGGAGCGTCGATCGCACGATCCACCAACGCCTTGAATATGGCAACTTCTTCGGCAACGCTCGATAGAGACCCCACAGGCATCCGCAAGGTGCTTGGATGTACCGCAGTCAAAAGTTCCATGAGAACCTCTGGGTTCACATCCGCAGGAGGCATCAGCGTGTACTCGTAGCATGTGTCGTTGCCGCCAGGCTTGCATCGAATGCGTATTCCTTGGGTCGCACCCATATCCACTAGCCGTATCGCACGAAAACGCTCAGAACCCTTCTTTCGAGTTCGATGCGGAGCCTTCAGAAACCACAGACCCCTGCTCTGGTTCACATTCAGAAGGATGTGCCTGACCATCGAAATGGTCGGGCTTGCGGTCTTCTTGTCCGACATGTCGCGCGGAATACGCTCGATCTTGACATCAAAAGACATGGCTTTCTCCTTGTTTGTTGCCTAGTTCTTCGAGGGAACCGCCCAGCCCGCATCCCAATCAAAAAGATCCTTGTCACGCTCCAGCAATTTGCTGACGTTCTTTCCGGACATCTCATGGTGGATTGCGGAAAGCGTCTTTCTGTAGAGGCCAGTTCGGGTGTTTGAGCGGACAAACTTCGCCTGCTGATGCAGAAGCTTTGCAGGATCGTCCTTGCCTGTGAAAAGCACCTCGCTGAAACGCTTGATGAAGGGTTCCATGCGATCAGGTCCGAACCACAAAACTGCCTTGAGAAGGGCCGCCATGACATCACTTCTGTGGCCCGGGCAGATTCGCACGAGCCATTCGATCGTCGGTCCATAGAGCTTGGCAAAATCGGCGAAATCGCTTGCGGAGAACGCATCGCCGGCACGCTCCGAGACCCCACGCATCGCCGCCCGGCAGATGGCGGGAAGCTTGCTTCCGATGTTGTTGTGAAGATCAAGCTCGATCTGAACGGTCGCGGTCCGACTCGCACCCGTATCCTCATCAAGCCTTGCGTCTACGAGCGTGTTGAACGTGAAATAAAGCCTTTGGGGCTTGCGGTTCTGGATCAACGCACTAATGCGGTGCTGTCCGTTGTGCATCTTGCCGTTGTAGTCGAGCGCAATGCTCTGCGAGTTGTCGTGCCAAGAACCATTCGCCATGTCGTGGGCGTAACGATCAATCCTCGACTGCGAGATACGCCTTCGCGGATTGTCGTTGGCGGCAAGCAGTTCCTTCGCCATCTCGGGCGTTACGAGCACAAACTCACTGTATTGCCGTTGCATCTTCGGGTTTTGGAACCAAGGCTTGCCCGTTTTCAAGCTTTCGGCCACATAATGGGACTGGTTCTTCCGGGCGTCTTGTTCGTTCGTATCCTTCGCCCTCTGCTCGGCAGAAACCGCCTTGATCTTTGGAATCGAGTGCCGCTGGCCGGTCGCCTCATCTGGAGAAAATCCCATTTCCTTGAGTTTTTCAAGGATTGTTTGCGTTTTCATTCCCGTTGTCGTCACGCAGTCTTCGAGCGTCATGTCTCACCTTGGGGTTCGGAATGGGCTGTGATCCAAGGAGACTATACGTGGTCGAACGCGAACGTCAAGCAACTCCCCAAAATTTTTGAGGCAAAAATGTTTGAAAAAACGAAAAAAGCCCCCAAAATCCATTTTGGGGGCTTTTATGACACACACACAAGTTAGAATACTTGGAGTTGCAAGTTTTCCGAAATGTACTTGTTTTCTCCAAATTCCAACTCAAACCAAACATTGTAAATTCCACAATCCATGTCCAATCCCGCCGTATCCAAGAAGTAATACCCCTCGGAATCCCGCCGGTGTTCCACATCCCCCCCATCAACCAAAATACGTAAGTCTTTTTCCTTCGGAATGCATTGGCCGCATTCCTTCTCGATAAATATCTTCACCGGACTCGCCACCGCTAGGTTCACGTAGTAACGCTGAAGGTCGGATGCGTTCGGCACGTTCGGCACGATGTCGACCGTCAACCACCTCCGCTCCCCCTTCCTCACCCTGTTGGGCCTGAATCCGTACGAGAAGTCGTACACTATCGGCATGTCGCTCGCGTACCATAGGTCGGATACGACCCTGAATTCGTTCGTCACCGTGCCGGACTGCAATGTGTTGAACTGCACATACCAGACGTCAATGTACTGCCCGATTACGTAGACTTGATCCTCAATCTGCAAGGAAACCTTGTACTGCCCCTCGAACGTGTCGGCGACCTCCTCGATATCCGTTATTGTGGAAACGAGCCTCCGGCCCTCCGGGTTCTGCTCGGTAACGCACGACGGGTCGATCTGGTATATCTCCACCTTCTCCACGGTTTCCACGTTTTGCCTGTGGTTGGAGTTGTAGGTGAAGAGCCTCAGGTTGAGGGTGTCGCCGACTACTGGGTTCTGGTTCCGTTCTTTTTCTGCCATGGTTTATTTCTTCTTCGCTTTCCTTCTGGCCGCATCCATGGCCTCGTTCTCCCGTTCCTTCTGCTGGATGAAGCGGCTTATGATCCACTTCCGCTCGTTTATGGGCAAAGACATGAAGTTCTCCCTGCTCTGGTGCATGTGGTAGATGAAGAAGAACATCTCCTCCATCAAGTTCTTCCATAGCTCTAGGCTTGAGTCCTCGATATCATATTCTTTCGCTTTGCCCGTGGGAAGAAAAAATTTGACTCGAGCGGAAGCTCGATCTCGAAGTCCCTCATTGTGTAGGGGTTGGTGATCGATATCTTCGTGTCGACACCGAACGGCGGCTCGTTGACCACGGTGCGAAGGTAGGCAACGTCCTGGATGGGAAGCTTCCTGAGGAGAGTTTGTATCTCCGACTTGTCGGCTAGACCCTCGATCTCCTCTATTAGATGAGCCGTCCTATACAGCAACGTGTCGTCCGCCTGATTCGCAAGGTCGAAGTTCTTGGCTCGCCTCTCCCTGTAATCCTGTATTTCCTTTTCGTCCTTCCCGACGGCAAGTCTGTACTTGAACTTGTATTCCGTCGTCGGAAGCACGTCCTCGAGGTTGTCCTTGCCGAAAGCGGGATCGCAGTAGTCGACATAGAGCTCATTGAGGTTTATGGTGGTCGCGAACGTCTGATCGGTGTCGGGGTCTCTCACCTCCACGTCGTACGAGGGCGTATAGGATATTCCCCTGAGGTAGATCAGCAGGTAGGTTCTGTCCTGCGTCAGAAACTCGGCGCTGTCGTAGTTCTCCTTCATGCAACGGTTGAATATCATGTTGATCGCCTGCCCCTTCTTCACGAACCTAGGGGTGGCAAGTATCTCTTCCTCTTCGCCCGTCATCGGCCGGAGGTGGATGACGCCATTGCTCGGGCCCTCATCCCCGTAGAACCTGCCGCGGCTCGGAAGCTCGACAGGCTCATACACCATGTTCCCCTTGGAGCCGATGCCAGCGATGAGCTCCTCAAGGCGCCCGCTACCAGTGACCCTCATGTCCTGCTGTTTTGGAGCCTGCGTCCCGCCCTTCTTCGATGCCAGAACCTTCTTGAACGCCGGCGGTATGTTTCCGGTCACCTGAACCCCTTCGATGGGGTTTGGCATTTCTTCGTCTTCGCTCTCGCTCACCTTCTGCCTCATGGAGGCCATCGCCTCGAGCTGGTCCGCAGCGTTTTCCCTCCCCTCTATTTCTTCTTGGGAAATCGATCTCTTCTGCGGTCTGAAAGTCTCGTCGGCCATTTTTTGTTCTCCTTTGGTTTGGGAATTTTACTTGTGTGGCCTAATATAGTGCGATGCGAATAAATATTCAGAACGTCGAGGACAAGGTGTTCATGGACAAGGACGTGTGGCGCAAAATGCCCGAAATGATATACCTCCGGGACCAGTGGAGAATGAGCCGGTCGACCCCCATGCTCAGGGCCCTCGGAAGGAAGTCCGTCCTCGACTTCCTTTCCAAGGCGAAAGACCACCACGAACGCGTACTTTCGGAGTACTTCGGCGAGGACGTTACTATAGATAAGATAGACCGCCACCTTGTAAAGAACATGGAGTTCGAGACCGAATGCGAACTTGTCGACTTCGACCTGGAGGAGCACTACACCGCCTTCAGCACATACAGGGATGAGGACAGGGTTTATGTCACATTCTGGAGATGAAAGATGATATCCATAGGCCAGCTAGCCCTATTCTCGCTTTCGGTCATAGGGCTGACAAACATAATAGTGGACCCGGCCACGATCATGCAGCCTGTCCGCGACGCGATAGAGAAGTCCGGCATCAAGTGGCTGAACAAGATGGTGTCGTGCTATCAGTGCACCGGAGTTTGGGCCGGCTTCCTGTGCGGATACTTCATCGTAAGCCACGAAACAATGGTCGTGTTTCTGTGCGGGATGGCCGGAAGCTATTTGTCGACGGCGTCCGCCACATATATGAACTACCTCGAAGCCAACAGCATAATAGAAGTTGAAAATGAATAAAAAGCACATGTTTATATGCGAATCATGCAACTGGAAGAAGACGTGCGGGATCGAGGAATCAGGACTGCACGAGCTCAAGAGCGACACGATGAGCTCCCGAAAGTTCAGGTGCCCGGGGTGCGGCAGGGCGATCACCCCGAGGCCGGCGAAGGATCCGCAGAGCGACATGGACAGAAAGTCCGACGACGAAAAGAACCGCCAAGAGAACGACAAGTGGATGCAAGAGGCGATTCAGTTCCAGAGCAATTTCTTGAAGGAAACGGAGAAACAAGTTGAGCAGTAAAATAGGACTGATAGAGATAAAGAAGGCCCTCAAAGACTCAAGGTTCAGGCTCACGCTTCCGAAGGAAATGGAGAAGGAAGTCGATGGCTTCCTCAACAACCCGGGGTGCGCCTGCCACGTGCCGCTTTATAAGAGGGTTGCGAAGGAATGCAAGGAGCAACTCCAAAAGTACTACCCGAACATGGAGGTTCCGAACGAAGAGGAGGAACTCAAAAAACTCTCCGAAAACCACTGGCTTGTGATCAACTGCCACATAGACGAACTAGAACGCAAGCTCAGCAAGCTCGGCCCGGGGAGGAAGCAGGTAGACGTCGCCAGGTACGGAGACCAGGTTACCGTGGTAGTCAATGAACTAGACATTTTTTTCTAGGGAATCAACAGTTCATCCCTCCAGTCCCGTGGGCACAGCACGCAGTCTTCAATCCTCTTGGTTGCGAAGACGTTCATCGTCTCCCACCTTTCCAGCATATCCTTGTTTTTTGATTTGATCTCCTCGCAAACCCTGCCCGCCTCGACCGAATTTTCAGCTTGAACCTTGATCTCGCACCTTTCGCCGTTGTTGTGGCTGACAATTATATTGAATGTGGCCAAATGTACCTCCTTGTACATCTTTATATATCCTTCATAACTCCCGTCCTCGACCTCATGGACTCTATGTTTTCTATCATTTTACGCGGGTGGTCTCCGTATTTTGATATTTCTATCGGGTAGGAATCCGTCCCTATCCTTCTTTTCCCAATTATCATCGCGTTCTCGTACATCGTCCTCGCACTGTCATATTTTGCCTGCTTGTAGAACATGTCCCCCCAAAGGCACCAGAACTCAGCGAATGTGGGGTGCATCGAAAGGCAGTACAGGGCATTTCTCTCCGCGTCGCGTCCCATTCCAAGCCGGAACTGAACCTGAGCCATGTAGTAGCAGAGCATCGTCCCCGAAATGCCGGGGGAACGCTCCATGGCCAAGTATTTGCTCGCAAAGGAGAAGAACTCCTCGTAACTCCGCCTGGAAAGGCTCGAGCAAGCCATGTAATAGTATGGCTCCGACTCGGTGGGCCTCCTATCCATCCACTTCCTGCATATCTCCATCTTCTCGTCCGTCCCGTCCGGGGCTTCGGAAGAAAGAATCACTATTTCGGGGATACACGCCGCATTCGAGTCAACTATCGTCTCGTAGGCCGCGTTGACAAAAGAAGAACCCTGCCAGAGCCTTATTTCCTTGGAGACTATGTTGTTTTGGATTACATAGAACATAGAGGACGAATTTAGGCTTAAAATCCTCTCTCCCCCACGGACAAGAACCTCCCATGGCTCTATGTACATATTCAGACCGTCGCCCAAGAGTGCATTTCTGGCTTTTGAGAAGTCGCCCGCCAACTTCAGGGGAACAATCTCGGCCCCAAACTCCGAGCATATTTCTCGAGTTTCGTCGGAGGATTCGAGGTCTCCTACCACCACTCGGGCACCGAGTTCCTCTATGGACTTAAGGGTCTTTCCTACCGTTGCCGCGTTGTTCCTTGTCAAAACTTGTATGGTGAGCATCGAACCTTTCCCGGATGAGGAACCCCAAAGACTCGGCGTCCTCCAACATTCCACAGGACTCGTACTGCTTCATGAGGTCTTCGTATCCCTTCTCGACCAAAGGGTTTTGCAACAAGAAGGCCACGCACGCCTCCAATCTCACTGATCGCATTCCCTGCAAATGCCGAGTATCCTGCCCCAGAACCCGCACTCTGGCGGCTTGTTTGCCGGCCAGCACGAACAGCACTTTTCGGCGCTGATGAACTTTTGGTTTTCTGCCTCGATGCATCTCTCGAAGCATTTTGCGACCTCTTCCTCTGTCATGAGCAAGTCAAGGCACCTTCCGTCTACATTTATTGTGGTGTGCAAGAACATCGTCCACCTCCCTCAAATTATTTTGACGCCGCTATATTAAAATATAGCGATGAGTTTCAAAAAAATAGCAAAACAACTTTCAAATAAATAAGAATGGATACAGGCCAAGAATTGGCCGGAGGAGGCGAAGGAAAAAGCCAAGGAAAGTCTGGAACAACTCTTACCAAGGCGGAATTAGTGAACGAATACCTCAACAACAAAACGTTTGAGAAGATAATAAACCAGTTCCAGGACTCAAACAGAGAGAAGACCAAGATTGCAATATTGATAGAGGAAATCAAGGATACAATCGTCAGAAAGCGCGTCCGTAAGGTTGAGTTCTCCGAAAACAGACTAAGGCTGAAGGAGAATGAGTCCACTTTAAAGTCCGCGTGTGAAAATCATGAGGAATCCAGGCAGAAACTGGCGACTGCTTTCTTGACGCTAAGCGAAAACATAGTCAGATATGCGAAGTTTCAACTGATAGACATAGACGATGCAATACAAGAGGGAGTCATGATATGTTTCGACAAAATAGACAGATTCGATTCAAGGAAGGGAAAGGCGTTCAACTACATGACAACGTGCATACTCAATCATTTCCGACAGCTGTATAGGACCGCAAGAAATTACAACGAGCTAAAGCGCAAGTATCTCAACCACATTCAGTTCCTTGAGGGCAATTCCCACTTTAACAACGGAAGAGCCATGTTTGAAAACCATAACTGATGTTGATTATTGAAAAATTTTTGATACAATAATAACCTATGAGCAACAATATAGAATATGTAGAACGACAAGAGTTGATAAAGAAACTAATTGACAATGGATATGGAGACATAGTTTCTGCACTGCTAGAAGACGAAAAGAAAGTCTACACAAAAAAAGGCAGACTCAATAAAAGCGGGGCGTGCAGAAAACTCAAGCTAAAGGCAAAACAACTCGAGGATAAACTCGCCGAGATGCGGGATTTGCTCAAGAAAGACATGGAATAATCAAGCAAATCCAGCTCCGCCGCCCGGATTTATATCTCCCGTGAAGGGCGCATCGCCGCAGTCCGTAGTCCATGCCCTGTCGTATCTCAAAGTAACTTCCACGGTGACGTAATCATTGCTGCTCATGTCAAGGTCGCCCCACTCAATGTTGTTCGGCCACATGTTCTGGAACACCCACTCCTCCATGACATTCCCGCACCCATCGTACATCTTTAGCCTTCCCGTCTTCTTGAAGGCTCCCGGCTCCGGCGCCTTCCATTTTCCCTTGTCGTCGCACGGTTCGTACTGCTCCTTCAGCCACTTGAATATGGGGTTTTTGCCGATCTTAAGGTCAAAAAGGACAAGGCTTACAGGCTTCCAGTCGGGCTTGCCGGCAAAGTATATGACCTCGTTCAGGTGCTGAGCCTCTATCTCCTTGAACGAAAGGCTAGGCCTAGCCCCCTTATCCGGCGGAAGCGCCGAGGTTCCGTCGTCACAGACCCCGTCGATAAAGAAAAGCCACCTGAACTTCCTCATGTGGCACGCTTGCCCCACCCTCCCAATCCCCATTGGTATGCCCATAAAACCTCCAGCCTAAAATAGTTCTATGCAAAAAAAAAGGGCCGGCGGTTAAGCCGGCCCTTCCTCGTTCGGATTAAATTTGATAAATCACTTGCAACTGCAACAGTAAGTGGTTGGCTGACCACCACAGTCGTTGGTGTACTTGACGCTCGCGTAGCGTACGGTGACCTCTATGGTCACTTCCTCCGACGAGCTGTAGTCCAGTTCGCCGAAGTTCACGGCTTGCGGCCAGCAGTCGTTTAGCTTCCAAGTTTCAAGGGAATTTCCGCAACCATCATAAAGTTTGCAGGTTCCGGTTCCCGTGTAGCACCTTCTCTTGGAGTTCTGCTTCAACCCCTCTGGTTCTGTGAAGTCATAGACGTCGGCCAACCAGCTCCAAAGGCCAATGTTGTCCTCGCCACCGGTGGAAACGTCATAGTAGGTTACCGTTATGGTTTCCCAAGTTCCCTTGCCAGGTATAAAAACCTTTCCGTTCAGGTAGTTTATCTCGGTTTCTTCGATGGTCAGGTTCGGCCTGGCCGCAAGTTTTACGAACGAAGCGGGAACTGGCGAGCCCGCTCCGTTTCTGTCGACTGCGAAAGTCCACCTGAACTTCCTTTTGTGGATCACCTCAGGACCCCCGATCACGCCCAAACCCATTGCTATTGGCATCTTATTATTCTCCTATTTTATCCAGTGAATTTTTTTCGAATCAGATCGTGTCTGACCCGGCCTCCCAACTTCCAGTTCTGTGAATGCTGAACTCGATGAACATGAACTCCACCGCCCTTGTCGGCCGCACGCCGATGCGAGCCCTGAACTCGTTCCTGTCGATCACGTCAGGGGTGTTGAGTTCGTAGTCCGCCTTGATGATATAGTCCGTAAGGCCTCTTCCGACCTTGACTTCCTTTAGTATCCTTGTGGCGATGTCGATGAACGAGGAGTGGAACGCATCGTCGTGGGGCTCGAACAGGAGGGCTCTGGAGGCCGACCTGATTCTCTTCTCTATGACGAACATGAGCCTTCTGACGTTAACGCGGTCAAGCGCGGTCGGCCTACGCTGCAGGGTCTTCTGGCCCCACACCACGTAGTCCTGGAAGTCTGCGTACTGAACGATCGGGTTGATACAGTTTCTGTTGCCGTACATCAGGTCCCTCTCCTCGAGGGTCGGCCTGCTGAATACGTCGGTGATGCCTGGAACTATGCCTCTCGTCTGACCGGCCGGGGCGAACCACGGAGCCGAGAGCGCGTCGCTCCTGGCGTAAACGGCCATGACCGAACCAGTCGGCGGAACCCACACGTCCACATTGTTGAACGTGTCGCGAATCTTCACCCACGGCCAGTAGAGGGCCGCGAAATCCGAGTCGAAACGCGTCGTATTGAGCGGATGTGCTCCGTTCTGCCAGTGCACGATCTCATTCACCGTGAGCCCGAACGGGGCGTCGATGATGGCGAGGCAGTCCGTCCTCATGTTCTGACACATGTCGATCAGGGCCAGCACAACCCCGGTGGAGCTGTGGCCTGGAACCGCGACAAGGTCAATGTCGATCTGCTCGGGCTCACTGAGGGAGTATATTCCCGTGTATCCGAGCATGTTTCCGATCAGGAAATGATCCTGGTCGTCGGGGTCGGCGGGGATTCCGTCGCTTCCGCCATCCAGGTCGTATGTTCCGTCTAGTGGCGGAGCGGGATTGTTAGTGTTGTCTATGGCCTTCACGTAGTCAGACACCAGCGCGAGGAACGTCTCGGCGTAATACCTGCTCGTCTCGTCCTTGGACAGGTTGCCCCAAGACTCGACCTGCACGCCGTTGTTGTAGACCTCTAGGTTGAAGTTGCCCTCGCGGATATTGCTTCGAACAACAACTTGGGTTCCATTTCCGTCAACGCCAGCAGAATCTGCTGTGAGTGATATGGACACATCCCCAAACCTGTTCGAGTTTCCCCTGACGACGCCGTATGTCGATATGGCCTCGTCTCCGCTCGTTCCTTCCGGACTCATGCCCTCGGCGGTCACGTACTGGCCGGGATTCGATCCCGAGTCCATAGGATCCGCAAGCGGGGCGTCAAATCCAAACAGTTCGAATGTCGAACTCTCGTTCTTGACGAGGAGCCTAGCATCGTTTCCTGCGTGGAGCGTCCTGAGCGACAGGTAGTCACCGACACTGGTGGCCTCGAAGCCGCCCGGCACATCTCCATTTGAAATCTGGCTGTTTATTTCGTCAACCACATCTCCGACCGTGACGGCACTTTCATTTGCGAAAGTGCTGAGGTCGAGAACCTGGGCGACGTTGTCAACCAGCACGTTGTCCGTTCCGTCGATTACGACTTGGAGGTCGTAGTCGCTGAGGGTCGTAAAGTTGAATGTCGAACCCATGCTTCCCGTGAACTGAGCGACTTCCATGCCATTTCCGAGGCCGGTCACGCCGACGTTCACGTTGCTGCCCACGTCCACCACGGTCGGCCCGTACAATGAGTCCGAAACCGAAACGAGCTCGAGGCTCGCCCTAGGACCGAAGGAAAACGTCGTCATCAAGCCGATGTGCGACGCTCCGAAGTCCGTCATGTAGTTGTAGTCGACCGAAAGAGCGACGGGACCCGGGTTCGAGCTGAACAGAAGGGTTATCGAAGCGCTTCCGGAGCTGGAGGAGCTGCTTGTCAATCCCGAGGTGGCTAGATCGATGGTTCCGCTCGTGGCCCTGCTTGTCGATGATGCTACCGTCGTGAATTGGAATGAGCCCTCTTGGTTGACTGTGAACGTCTGAACAACAGTGCCATCGAGAACCACTCTTCCCGTTACCGAACCCGCGACAATGTCGGAGTTCTCCAGGCCGAAGGTTAGGTTCGTCGAAGCGCCGGCGTTTTCGTCGGTAACCTCCGCAGTCACCAATCTGTCCGATTCCGAGGTGGCGAAGAACTTTATTCCGTCCACCGAAGAGTCGAGCTGCATGTTAAGGTCGTTGACAAGCTGAGACGCACTGTATCCGGAAGAATTGACGACCGGATCGGGATGGTTGGCGTTGGAGAGGGCGACCAGCGTCTTCGACGCGAGCACCCCGTTGAGCCTCCACCTGAAATACATGTCCTTCGAGAGGTTGTAGGGAGCGGCAGTGTCGGAAACGAACATCACCGATCCGCCCGCCGAAGGCAACTTGACCGAAGCCGTTCTGGCACGCTCCCAGCTCACGGGATCCGTGTCTGCGACGCGAACCACGTACAGCTCGCTCGCCACGAGCAGGTACTGCTCGGCCGCATATATGAGGTAGGGGTCGCCAGCCTCGGGGTGCGGGTATCCGAAAACGGTGTTGAGCTGCCTTCTCGACTGAATTATTGTCGGAATGTTGATCGGCCCCTTGCTTGCAAAGCCGACAAGGCCGGCCCTGTGGAAGGACTGGTCTGGGGCGATGAAACTGAGGTCTTTCTCAGTTATGCGGACCGACGGTGAAATTCTGTTAGAGGGTGGAAAGCCCTTTAGGATTGCCATGACGTTATTCTCCCTTGTTCAATTCTTTTTTTGTTAGCTGCCTAGTCGAGATAAGGCCTAGCTTTTCGGCCCTATCAACATATTCCGTTTTTCTCTCGTCCTCGAGCAGGTAGATGTTGTTTCCAGCACCCACCCCGGGGACGTTCAGTGTCGTGAAAGCTTTCGGAGACCTTCTTGATCTTATGAGTATCTGAACCGGACTCCTCGTTCTGTTTTTTATCTCAATCATTCAGTTGCCTTTCTATATTTTCGACACCTTCCTCCAACCTTCCGAACACCTCCGCAATCTTCTCCTCCTCGACGCTGTTGTGGATGTCCACCTTCGTTTCGAGAACTGCTTTCTTGCGGACTATTGGCTGTGGTATATATGCGCGAGCGGTGAAATTAAATTCGAATTTTATGATTCGCTGATTTTGATCGCCCGGCTCATAATCCACATTGTTCGCTATCGAATCGAGAGTTACAACAGTTTCCCAGTTGACTCCCCTCACAGTTATGTATGCAACTGGAGAAAATTTTAAAACGATCTGCTCAATTATTTGGTCGATGTCCTCCATGTACATCGTCCATGCGGTTAGGGTGTATGTCTTGTTGATCGGAATTCCCCTCGCAACGCCGAAAACCGTGTCCCTCTCGAACTTCTCCTTTGCGGTGAATCCCGGCTTTCCGTCGGGCCTCATCCTCCTCATGTAATCGAGTGCCTTGTGGTATGTGTACCTGGTCTGGTCGAAATCCATGCCAGAAGAGTAGATGGCCATCATCGGAAGCCTGAGTCGGTCGACGACCAGCCCGCCATCCTTCCTCACATTGTCCTGAAGTATCCAGGCAACGGCTCGCTCCTGCGTTCCCCACACTATCGGAACCTTGTGGGCTTTTCCGTCCTCGTCGAGCACGACGACATTTCCGAAAAGATCAACCATCGCTTCGTCGCAGCCCCTGAGGCTCTTGGAATACCTATAGATCGTGGATCTCTCGGGATTTTTCATGTCCTCGACTATCTGGCCCGTCTGCATCGGGTCGCACTGAGCCTCCCGGCCTATGCCGACCTTGGAGCCCGCCGAACGCTCCAGCCAGCCCATGTCCATCCCCGCCGGCCCGGGACACTCCCTGGGCGGGCCCTCTGCGTTCCGGCTCGTCTCTACGGGACTGTTGGGGTTGCAACCGTTCAGGCTTTTGTCTTGGTGGTTCCCGGGATTGACAGGCATGTAAGCTCCTTGGTAAGATATGTATAAATAATTATGAAAGAAATCCAGGTTAAATACAGGACTTGGCACCTCGGCACGCCCCCGAGACCCATCCGCCTCCAGATACCCGGATGGGCGGGAATGGACAGAGATCATGGCAACGGAGCCGTGCCTCAGCCCTGGCACTGTCCGCCTTTCGTCGACGCAAGCACGTACGGCCACGAGCTCGTATACCCGTTCAAGAGTGAGTGCTCAGTTAAAAGAATAAACGGCGAGCTTATTTTCGAAGGCGACTTCTCCGATGAGGAATGGAACCTCAACGAGGAGGGCAGAAACATGTCGGGCGAAGAGCCAAAGAAGAAAACCCCGCCGATGATGAGTTTCGCCCCGGGTCACTACGGAATGTCGAGCGCGCTGGATATCGAGCCCCCGGAGGGATATGTGCTCAGGACCGAGCCGCACCCGAGGTTCTTCACCGACGACACTGGAACCGTGCCGTGTTTGATTTCCGGACACATACAAAGGTGGTGGTCAAGGATATTCTTTGTGGTGTTCAAGGCTCCGCGCGAAGGCGAAGTCCACATATTCCGCCCCGGCGAGCCGTACGGCCAGGCTCTATTTCTCCCGCAGAAGAACAACGTTCAGTTTGTGCCTTTCTCCGAGGAGGAGTCGCGCGAAAGGGAGTCCAGGGAAAGGAAAATAGGCGAGCACGGCCAGCGGATAGCAAACAATATCTGGCGCGACAACAAGGGTCAGACGTTCGACGACAAATACAAGGTTCTCTCCGGAGCATACTCGCGCGGAGGATACGAATCGGTAGACGAATCAATCGCCAAGAAGTTCGCCAAGGAACCAGCCGCCATAAAGACAAAGATACCGAAGCGACTGTTCTCTCTTAGAAGATGAAGCACTTTCAAATAAAGAGGTCGAAGCAAAGAAGGACGGTTTTTATCGCCGATATGAGACCCTACCTCTCCAAGCCCAAGATTCCTCTTGTGGTGTTCTGGAATGTCCACAAGTCGGAGAATATTTATATCGGCTGGAATTGATTCGTGTCCCCACCGGGCCAGGAATGAACGACGGTCAGAATTTTTTGCATTGAGAAGACCATTTGTTTATCCTTTCCAGGGCCTCCTTTCTCGCAAGGTGGTACCATCCCGTGGCTTGCTCGAAGTACCTTGGGCTGTATATCTTTGACGTGCCGTAACCTGGGAAGTGGTCTATGTTCTCATCTGTGTTTCTGCAATGGTTCCCCTCCCCGCCCACCAAGTGGGGAACGATTTCGTTTTGCCGCAGAATGTAGTTTCCGAGTGCCTCTGCGTCAGGCCAGTTGGGCTTGTTCGGGTTCGGATGGTGGTCAACTATTCCGTACGTGTTGCATAGCCTCCTAAGGCTCCAGCCGAAACCAATCTTGTCCATGGTCGGCATGTGGTACATGCTCGCGGTGTGGCTCAGCATCCCCTTCGAGTCGTCGTGAGCCCTCGGGCTCAGTTCGTACCCAACTGCGGGGCTCTTGGTCCTGCACAGCTCCATGAACTCCCAGAGCAGCGTCCGCTTCCTCAAGAAGCAGTCTGCGTGCGTGGCGAACAGATATTCTGTCCTGCATAGGCTGAACGCCATGTCCATCGCCATGGCCGGGTAGTCGCTCGGGTGACGCACCCCGTTGAGCCTCATGCTGTGCACCTCGACGTCATCGGCCCTCAGTTCATCCAACTGGTCGAGGTTTTCCTTTATCGACCCCGTGTCTATTATTATGATGAAGGGCCTGACGGTCTGAAGCCTTAGAATTTCTATGCATATCGGAAGCGTCTCGGGCGTGTTTATGCACGGGATCACCGCCGTCACCTTGTAGGCCCACGGCTTGACCTCGCAGTTCCCCTCCCATGGGTCGTTCACGGTCAGCTCGCCATATAGAGGCGTGACCTCGGTTGCGCCGATCTCGACCTGCTGGTACCTCTTCTCGGCATCCAGCCAGACGTAGGAAACACCGTCCTCAACCTTCTTTTTTTGGCTCTTTTCCCATCTTTTTCTGGATATTATCATTTGTTTTTTTAGTGCTACGAGACCACATATTTACACTCTGTATTATATTTTGCACATGCATGACTTCTGGAATCATGAAGGCAAAAATAATAATTGGCAAATACATAAAACAGGTTCTTCAACAAGTGGCAACGGATGCTACTAGAACAAAAAGGCAAAAATGAGTTACAGGTGCAAAGGTCCCGACAATGTTGTGAAAATTGTAAAGTGGAGATACTTGTCCGGAGGATGGGTTCCGGCCCCGGCAGTGTGTTCGCTCAAAATCGCACCCGAGGTTCATGCGGTTCCGGACATCCAAGACTTCTCCCTGTCCTCGAATGGACTCGCGACGAAGCAGACGTGGAGGCAGGACGAGCTTTACTCGACCTACGCGGAGGCCAAGATAGGAGACAGCAGGTGGTTCAAGACAGGAGAGGGCTGTTCGTGCGAACCTCCGGGCGTGTTTGAGTCCAAAATAAATTTTGCATCGTTCGGAGCCCGCTCCGGACAAACAGTCAGCGTCCGTCTCCGACTCGGAGATGGCTTGAACTTCGGAAAGTGGAAGTCGAGAACAACAGTTCTCTTTGAGTACGCGGCCACGCCATCAAGCAGCAGCAGTTCGAGCTCGAGCATCACCGTCCTCGCTAGTGGTCTTGGATGCTCAGAGCCGGGAATGGAGTGCTCGGAAGGATGCTGCAAGCATGAGGGATGGTACTGCTGCCAAGATGGCGCCAACTGCGCCTCGACGGCGGAAAGGTGCCCAAGCATACTTCCATCCGGCACCACCACTATAGAAGGCGTAACCTTAAGCCTTGGATACTATTTCGACACCGCACAAAACATCTACCTTTTTTCGAACGAATGGTTTTCCGGCGACTCGGGCGTGGCCATCCCCGCAGACAACAACCTTGTCTTATACGTCTTGGATGGAAGAATAATAACCCAGCCGGTCAGCGAGGGGCAGGAGTTGGGCTTCGGCAACAGCAACAATATAATCATAGGAAAGGCCAACGAGTCCTCGACCGGTGCGGTAAGATGGTTGGAAAGCCCGTGCGGCACTTCGTGCATCGAGGGTGAGCCGTACTCCAACTACTCCAACTTCTACCTCGCCTACCCAGGCTCGGTTTGGACTCCAGGGTCTTTCTGCAAGGACTCCTACTCTCCGGTCGACGACCGGCCGAACTGCTCCAGCAGCAGCGTCGCCCCAAGGTGCCTGCCATTGAATTCAAGCTCGTCCTGTGCCAAGAATTGTCCCGGCGGATGTTGCGAAGAACCGGGCTGGGTCTGCTGCTCTGACGGAACTCATTGCGCGGACTCCACGCTCAACTGCCCCAAGTCAGTGCGCGTATACGGTGGATCCTACCAGTTCGCCGGCACCGCCATACTCCTGTCCGATTATTTCAATTCGGGCTCGCCGGTCGTGGCCTACACGGGGCCAACAGGAGGCTTGTTCGTTGTTCCCCCGGGCTACAACCACGCTGTATTCATAGATTCGAACGGAAACGTCACCGAGGAGTCTGTGGAGCCTGGCCAGATGCTCACCTTCCGAAGCGGGGTCGCATTGGGAATGAGCGACTTGAAAGAGGCTTGGGCCTGCGACCGAGCAAAAGGATGCGTGAAAATAATGGGAATTATAGGAGGAGGTTTTGGATATGGAAGCCAGCAGGCCTGTGAAGAAGATTGCTGCAAGCTTGTTAAGTTTGGTTTCGACACCTATTATCAGCCCAAATGCACATCCGAAAACGTACCTCCTGGTGAGGCTTGGATTAAAGTTTGCTGTAATCATGGCGACAAGTGCCTCGGGGATGGTAAAGGATGCTGCCCAGGGCAAAGAGTCTGCTCGAACTCCTACGGAGAATATTGCTGCCCGCCGTTGTGGGAGTGCATCAATGGAAAATGCTGTGATTCTACGCGAACTTGTGGAGATACATGCTGCCCCGAAGGAGAAGTTTGCATAGACGACTCATGCTGTCCATTGGACAGGGTCTGCAACAATTTAAGATGCTGTCCGGAAGGCGAGAGCCCTTGTGGAGGCGTGCAGGATTGCACGTGCTGTCCGGACAGCAGAATCTGCTGCGAAGGCGTATGCTGTCCCGAGGGCCAGACGTGCGAAGGAGGCGCGTGCAAATCATCAAGCAGTTCCAGCAGTTCCAG